ATCCTTGAATCCGGATCCCTTGCAGTTTTAGCTGAAGTTAATCTTTTTTTCATGCCCTTCATTCTAGCACAAAATGACTTACGTCTTTTTGCAGCTTTGGATCCTGATTTTAATTTTGATGGTTTAGTAGTTACTGCTGTTTTTAATTTTGATCCAGGATTAGCTGCTCTATAAGATGCAACGCCTTTACGGTTCAGGCCTCCGGACTCTGACTTACCTTCTTTTCTTTGCCAAGCCGGTGATTTACTTCCTGATGCAAATTGTCTTCTAAACATATGTTTTAACGTTAGTTGGTTTAGGTCCTTTATTACCCGCTGATCTTTTTCGTTTTACAGCAGATGCCTTTTGACCTTTTGTCATTCGTGTGGCTTTTGCAAGTGGTACACATTTTGGATATTTTCTTTTAGAGCCTTTGCTTCTTCCACATGGTTGATACTTACCATCTTTTTTAGGTGCTCCAATATCTACCCATTTCTCTGATACCCATTTTCTTAAACCACCTTCTGCAAAATTCCTACGCACAACTAACTCTTCGTTTTCTAGTCATGCCTGCCATCAAACCACCATTAGCAGCTTTTTTTCTACCACCTGGTTTTATTTTACCAGAGCAAACTCCTGATGCATACATGTTAGCATATGCAGAAGGATACACTTTAAATTTTCTTTTAGCAGCTGCTTTGCCTTTTGCACAAAGCTTTGCCATTATCTTTTACCCTTCATTGCCATCATCATAGGTGATGGTTTCTTTTCTTTTTTCTTTTTTTTAGAACCTAATATTTTTTTCTTTAATTCTTCAGGTAAAGTTTGTTGTGCCTTAGTTAAAGTTGGGCCACCTTTGTTATAAAAATTTCTCATAGTTATTTCCTCTTAATTAAATCAGTTGCTTTTAATCCGTAAACCGAAGCAATGACACCTACAAAAATTGTTTGGTACCAAAATGGAAGTTGTGAAAAATATTCGAAGAACAATTTCATTTTATCCATCGCACTTGGGTCTTCCGAAAATACTGCCCATGATAATAATGCAATCGGCGCTGAAAGCAATAATAAAATAAATTCGTCTTTCCAGTCCGAATTTCTAGATTCTAATAATTTACCTTGATATTCAGCTTCACCATTTGCCATTTTTTCTGCATGACGCATTTGTGCATCCGCCATCAACATTTTTGTCTTTTGACGGTTTTTAAATATATGAGAGCCAGCTTGTGCGGCTAATTTAATAGCGCTGAACCACATATTAGTAAGCTTTTGATTTTCTTCTCTTGTCTTTTAACACTGCACCTTGACCTTGAACTTCTTCTTCAGGTCCACCAGTGCCAATATAGTTATAAGCTCTGTCAGCAGTTGTTTTAGATCTTGGATCTATCTCAATTTCTTGTTCAGAAACTTTAACTTCTTTTATATTATCAAGTTTTTCCATTTTTTCTCCTTGGTTTATGTATTTTTAACCTTTTTTTAAGGTTTTGTCATTTTTTTTATTATTTATTCGTCACCTCTTCTCATAATTGAAATATTAGGCATCATACTACCTTGATTTTTCATCATTGAGTCAGTGCTTGGAAGAGTTTTACTTAAAATTGTCTTTTCAATTGATGTATCAGCTCTTAAATTTGCTAATTCTTCGTTCTGTTCAAGTTTTTCCTCTTGATTTGATTGATTCATCATTGCTTTCATCTTATCTAGATTCATTTTCTCTTCAGATTCTTTTGCTTTTCTGTCATTTTCCATTGCTCTAAGGTCTAATTCTCTTGCTCTTAGTTTAGCAATAGGATCATTGTCAAATTGTGAAGTAATTTTTTGTTCTTCCTTCATAAATTCTTCCATCATCTCAGCAATCAATACAGCTTTTCTAGATTCAATTTTTTCTTGTAACATTTTTGCTTGCATTTGCATCTGTTGAGCCATTTGTGGGTTCTGTTGCATAGCTTGTTGCATCTGTTGTAACTGAACTAGCTCATCTCTAAACTCAACTTCAATTTGTTCTTGAGACATTAAACTAATATGTTCAAAAATATTTTTTTCTAATGAAGCCATTATCATTGGATTGTTTCTAGCAATGTTAGTTCCCATAAAGTTTAAGTGTGCTGTCATATGTGCTCTGTGATCTTGTCCTGGGAAAGCTTGAAACTGTTTACCACCTAATGCATCAATATGTTCTAATGCTGGATCTTTAGGCATAGGTTGCATTGGTTTAACTAGCACTTGATCAATATTTTTAATACCTAAAGCTTCATACATATTTCTATATGCAGAATACATATTATGCATTTGCGGATTAGATTGTGCCAGTTGGAGTTCAGTTTGCGCAAGTGAAATACGCTGTGTTTGTGAGAAAATGTTAGGGTCAGCAACTGGCAATATATCTACTCGATCATCAAAGTCAGATTGTTTAATCATTTTTTGACCCCCAACTACATCATACGGATATTCCGGTGGTAGATATAACTTGAATACTCTAGCTAAAATTCTAAATTCATTTTTAAGAGCTGAGTAAATTCTTTTGTGAATAGCTGACATAGTTCTTGAACCACGTTCTAATAAAGCAACTGTTGTTCCAACTGCTGCTTGTTGATTGCCATCACCAACTTGTAAATCTGCAATTGATGCAAACCTTTGACCTGCTTGAACTACAATACCCATCAAACTTAATAAAGTCTGTGATGGTTCTTTAAACGGAAGCATCATAAATGAATCTCTTAAATTTCCACCAGGTGCATCTACATCTCTAAATTCACCAGGTTGAATTGATTGTGCATCATCTCTAATTCTAATACCACGCATTTTAAATCCAGCAGGTAAATTAGATAATGTTCCTGCATCTAACAATTGTCTAAGCGCACTTGTTGCAGTTCTTGATAATCCACCAATCATGTGAATTAAACCAAAACCATAAAAACCTAAACCAGGTAAAAATTTAAAGTGAACAAAATATTGTATCTTAGTTTTTTTAGGATCACCTATTTCATAATTTCTTCTAACAGATAAAATCTCATGAGACCCTTCTACTAAAGTTACAATGTAAGGTATTTTAATTCCTGAGGGCTCACCAGTCTCTTGATTCATATCTTCAAAACCTTCTAGATCTAAATCAACATGACACTCTAATAAAGTAAATACATCTTCGTCTCTTGTTTTTGAAACTCCTTCAAGTTCTCTTTCTTTTTTCTCAACATCAGTTTCTTTGTCTTGTGGTTTTCCCACATCAACATCTTTGTAGAAACCTGCTACTTGTTGTTTTCTTAATTCGTTTTCTGAAATTTTTACACGATGAATAATTGCTTCCGCATCATCTAATGAGGTAGCTGTGTACGGAACAATTAAATCATCTGCAGGTACAAATTTTGATACAGCCCTTTGTTCCATATCATCAAAGTACACTTTCTTAAAAGCAGAACCAGCTAATGGCAAATTAAATAACATTTGATCAAACTCAGGTTCATACTCTTTCATTTTCTCCATGATCTCGTAGTTCATGAAATCTTTAACTCTACCTGCTTGATCTGTTTTCTCAGATGTTGGTACTCCTAATACTTGAGTTCTAACTGGACCATCTGCTGGTAATAATTCTTTATAGGCTAGTGCTTGAAACTGTGTAACTGCTTCAGCTAAAACTGGATGTGTTGCACCTGATGCACCACTAAATGGTTCTGTTCTATTATCATATTTAAAACCTAATAAATCTAAACCTGTCGTATAAGTTTTTTCCCAATCTTTTCTAGATGCAGAATAATCCATATACTTACCATTTAAGTCTGATGCTAATGGAGCTAATACATCATCTGGTAAAAACTCTGCTAAGTTTGCATAATGCTCGTCACCCCCTTCAGGAGATGCAGCTTGTGGATCTAAATTAATATCAACAGATCCATCTTCATTTTCTGAAACTTCTATATCATCAGGTGATGATAACTCTTCCTGAACTTCCTCAGTTAAAGTTTCTTGAATTTCCTCTTCACCAGGTAACTCAAGTTCTTTTCGAGGCTCGTTTGGAAGCGCTTTGTCTATATCTGCCATTATATTTTTTCTCCGTATGTTTTACTTCTTTAACAGTATTATAGGAAACATTCAAGCCCTGACTCTGGGGCCCGGATTCCGGAGGTACTGTTGTAGTTAACCTTTTAATCATTATTTAGGAAAATACTCTTTTGCAAATGAATCTATATCCATACCCGTTGCATCAAAGCCTCCTGCTTTAATATAAGCTTCTGTGACCATGGAATTGTATTTAGTGTCACCACCATCTAGAAAACCTATTCTACCTCCATTAGCATACTTATTAAGTTCATCTTTTTCTTTTTGAATCTGTTTAAGTAACATAATACCAGTATCCCCTTTTAAAGGTTCCACAATATCTGCATATTCTTCATCAGATAGTTCATTATTGTCATATGCTTTTTTAGAAAATTCTAATACTAGATCTGTATAAGTTTTCGTACTAAATTGATTAGCTGCTGCTTTGGTATTCAGCATGTCTAAAATTTTAGTGAATTGTTTTGGTTTAGGTTTGGGAAGAATATCAGGCATTACAGAACTCCTGCAATACCGCCTTTAGCTCTTTTTACTTTATCTTCTTCTGCTTTTTTAAGCATTTTTTTTAATTCTTCCATACTCATATTTCTTTGAGATGGTGGATAATTTTTTGCATTATATTTTCTATCTAATAATTCTTCTTTTATTTTATAGTATTCATCTTCTGCTTTAGTATCTACTAAATCCATAAAGTTGTATTTCTTTTTCGTTGGAAGAGATTTTTTTAAATCTTCTATTACAGAAGATTCAGGAGTACCCATAGCATATTTTACTCTACCACCTAAAGCATATTGACCACCGTAAATCATTTCTCTAACTTCATGTTCTTGAAAACTTCCAGCTTCTGGATCATCTATTAAATTATATAATTTAATTCCCATAGACTCATAAACATCTCTATTAAGCTCAAAATCATTTAACTTATATCCTGAAGCCATTTTTCCTTCTTCTTTTTCTTTTTCTAATTGTTTTTTTAATTCTTGTTGTTTTTGGAATTCTTCCATCATTAACATTAATTCAGCTTCTTCCTCTGGAGTCTCTGATGCCAACTTAATTGAAGGTGCACCTCTATCTAGAGATTTAATACCACCCATATCATCATAATCTTCTGGATCTGGTAAATCTAAATCTTCAGGTAAATCACCTGCTTCAATTGCTCTAAGTGCGTCTTTTAATGCTTGATCGTCTATTGCCATAATCTCTTAATAATACACTTTTGGAGTTCTTTGTAAAGGCTCATCTTCATAATCTTCTGGGTGTTGAATAAGTCCACCTTGTCTAAATCTCATAACAGCCTGGGTCATAGAATCGACCAAGTCATCATGATCTCCATAAGGAAAAGCAGCGCACTCTTCAATAACTTCTTGAGCAAATTCCATTTCAGTTGGTGCATATATACGACCTGATTCAAATAATGGAGAGACAGAATTAACTCTAGTGTGTTTATCGTTACCACGAGATGGAGTAAAATTAATTACTGGAATTCCAGCTTTTCTTAACTCATATGTTAATGGTAGCCCGGATGCCTTACCCTCGATTATAACTGTTTCCGGATTCCAGTAGCCGTACTGATCTAATGCAATACGCCTTAATTCCGGGAACTCGTATCTACCCTTCAATGCATCCAGCAACATGAGACAGGGACCACTATCTTCGGTTGGGTGAAAAACTCCCCAAGTCGTAATAGCAGAATAATCGGCTGTTTCTTTTTTCATGAATGCTGTGTCATAAGATTGTATAACATGTTGTAATGCAGGAAGTTCTTTCTCCCAAGGTTGCCACCATTCTCTTTTAATTAATGCTCCTTCATCTCCAGTGGGATTTTGCATATATTGCGCATTCCATTTTGCAAGTGGAATAGAAGCTCTAACTCCCTCTAAATCTTTTATGTTCCAATATTCAGGCCACAAAGGTTCTCCACTAGGTAGAATTGCAGGAAACTCAATTACTTCCCATTGATCTGCTTTAGGTTCTTTTTGTGCTTTAATTAATCTACCTGCAAGATCTTTTTCATTCCATCTAGTCATTACAATAATAATTGTTCCACCAGGTTGAAGACGTTGACGTGGACCTGATGTATACCATTCATAAGTTCTGTCCAAAGCTTGTGCATTCATTGCATCTTGCTCAGTATGAGGATCATCAATAATTAGAAGATCAGCACCACGACCTGTAATTGCAGAACCAACACCGGCAGCATAATATTCTCCACCTTGTTGGGTTTCCCATTTACCAGCAGCCTGACTATCTTCTTTTAATCTTGTTTGAAAAACTTCTTTATATTCTGGAGTATCCATTAAAGCTTTTGCCTTACGACCAAACCTTACAGATAATTCAGTTGTGTTAGTAGATTGGATAATTTTTAATTTAGGATTTCTACCTACCATCCATGCAGGTAACAAGTAAGATGCAAATTCAGATTTAGTATGTCTAGGTGCCATATTGATTATGACACGTTTTGTTTTACCATTTGCTATATCATTAAATTTTTTAGCTACATCTTTATGGTGTCTACCTTCTATAAAATCAGGCCAAACATGTTTAACAAAAGCCATGAAATCATTTTTAATGTCGGTTTGTTTTTTCTTATCTTTCCATTTAGCCATGTAAAGAGCTAATTGTCTTTTTATATCAGGTGGTAACTTTTCAAATTTTTTTAATTTCTCTATGTCCATAAGTGCATTTGAAAAAAAATTTTGCAAAATTTTTTCAGGTATGTTTTTAAATAAAGCAAAAGTATTTTAGCCTTACTTATTTATAAAAGCTTATATATTATACAGTATATAGAGACTCCTTTTTTTTACAAAAAAAAGGAGTCTCTATA